AGGGTGTTGTATGCGCTTGCGTCATCATTTAATGCCGCCGCTAATTCATTTAGGGTATCCAATGCACCGGGAGCGCCACCAATCAAGTTAGTGACCTCTGTGTCTACATAAGCCTTGACAGACTGTTGTGTAGGTAGTAAAGTTGCTGAGTCTGAAATCATATCGTCTTCATCAGCAAAACCAGTGATTGTAATAGAACCATCTGCTAGGCTACCAAATGTAACAGTACCAGAGGTATTAATTGAGGATGGAGTTGTGCCTAGTTCAACAACTGAGCCACCTGAGTCTTGCGTAAATAACCGCTTGTCTTCGGTGTTGACTGCAAGTTCACCAACCGCAACATCAGAAGTAGTAGGGACAGCCGAGGCTGTAGTAGAATTTTTAATCTTGATTTGAGTAGGCATCTTCCATTCCTGTTTTGGTAGGGAACAATGTAAAAACTAGGGAGGCCAGAACAGCCTCCCCAGAGTAAGAGATTAAACTCCGCTTGGCAATGCCAACAGGAATCCTGTCTCTGGACGCAGTACCTGTACACCATACAGAGTATCTGCAGTGTAAAGAGTTGCAAGATATTCTTGCTTGTACTGAGTTTGTGAACGAACAGCCATCTGCTCTGCCAGTACCATTGTGTCACGGTGTGCAAGGATTGCACCACGAGTGTCTTGGACTGAAGTAGTAGAGGTGTTTTGAGTTGCTGTTTCGATAACAGGTACGTTTGTAGACACATAGATGTCAACACCGTATAGGTTACCGATCAGGCCGTTCTGAACACCTTGCTGACTTGTGTAGTCAGAAGAGTTGTAACGATCAATGCCGAGCATTGTCTGACGGACTGAAGGAGGAACAACAAAGAAACGTCCGTCCATTGGAGTATCTGCATCGTCCATCTTCTTGATGAGTTCACGGAAAGAGAGGTCAGTAAAGACATCAGTATCTTCCATTGTGTCATCAGCATAGGCCGCAATGCCAGAAGCACCATTTACGTAGTAGGCGTTTGAGTTTTCCCAAGCGTCTGGAGTCCACGTACCATTGATTTCAGCTTCAGTTGCTGAACCATTACCAAAACGCATTGCAAGATGGAACAAATGATTGTCCACTTGCTTAGCAAGCGCATAACCGGCGTCTTCTGTATAGAAACGGCGGAGGCTATCGAGAGCCTGTACTTCTACGATGTCCTCGATCAGACGAGAATATTCGTAGTGCTTGTTAATATCAATTGCGACTTCTGATTCAGTGTTCGCAATGATAGTAACTGCAGTATCGACTGCTTTAGCGTTGGCATCGCCACGAGTAGGCTTAGGAATGTGAAGCTTGTCACCTTTCTTGCCTGACATTGGCATTTTGTTTACAAGGTTCGCAAGAACCAAGTTCTTTTTATAGGCCGCAACGATTTCGTCGGACCATAGTTCTGGGATAAACTTGTCAGCTTCTACTAGGGAAGTAAAGCCTCCAGATCCCGGATAAGTTGCAGTTGCCATTGAAATAATCTCCTTTTGGCTATCTTACTCGACCTTCAGCATAGGCTGTCCGGATTTCTTCAGACAATGCCATATACCGATCAGGGTCAGTTTGCATGAGTTTAATAATATCTGCACGACGATAAATCTTTCGACTTGGTGCTTCCGCAGAGCCTTTGGTGTTTCCTGTTGATGCTTTTTTGACTGTTTCCTTACGAGCCTTAGTTTCTGTCTGTGCGGCCTCACTAACCATTGATTGCCGGTCTTTCCAGTTACTAATTAGTTCGTTAGCGGCTTCAAAATCATAATCTCGATCAGCTTTACGTAATAAATCTGTTCTAAATTTTGAATCTGTTACCCAATCTAAGAATTTTTTATCCTGAACAATTGTTTCAAAGTCAGGATGAGAACTCTTTAGTTTAGCCATTGCCTCCTGTTGATAAAGTTGCCGAGTAACATTTTCAGCTTCTTTAATCTTTGGATGTCTTGCAATAGCCGCATCAACTGCTTTCTGCGGGTCAGCAAAAAAATCTATTTCTTCGTCTGTGCTATTGTGGGCTTGTTCTTCTTTAGCGAGTTGTGTTTTAACAAAATCATCTACAATCTTGCGGAGTTCACCGACTTCTGAAGACTGCCTTCCTAAAAGCTTTTCAGCTTCTTGGTGCATTCTGACCACTTCTTTGATGTCTTTGCCCTGATATTTGTCAGGGAGTTCATCTTCAGTGACTGTCTCTTCAACCTCTTCAGGCTCTAAAGTTGGCTCTGAAAACTCTTCACCTTCTTGTAGCGTTTCATCATCACGCTCATCTATAAATTTTGCCATTATTTAACTCCGTGCCGTAGCATTATGGATTATTATTTCTTAGCGGCTTTCTCGTGATCCTTAGCCCACCTGTCATCGGCATCGGGCCATCCGAAACCTTTGTAATGTGATCGAATCGGAGAAATTATCCGCTGTGCTGTTTCGCCACATTCGACGCAAGAGACAAATCTTTCTTCAGATTCTGTCCAATACTCATCGATGTGACCACAATCTAAACATTTAAAGTCAAAACGCTTAATCATCAAGCGACTCTTCATTAATAAAGAAGTCGTAAGAATTTTGAATCGCCCACTCAAACTTAAGTATCTGATTCAATATATGGCGTTCACCTTGAACTCTAGAAAGTTGCAATTCATCTTTGATATCCTCAATCGAGTAGGTATCATAGAGTTCTTGCATGTCTTCAATAAATTGTTTCCACCCATCAGTACGAAAAAGTGTAAAGTAATTATCATACTGAATTTGTGTTTCTGTATCCAAAAGAATTATCCTCCTATTAT